AACCACTATGGATGTGACCACAGATGTGAATCTTCGGTTTGATTTGTTTGATTTTCTCAGCAAGTAATTCACAACCCAAGTGAACATTGCGGTTACCTTCAACATCATCCAAGAATCCCCAAGCCGGTCCGTGAGTAATCAAGATATCAATCCCTTCAGGAATCATATCCCATTTTGCTTTCAACTCTTCACCATTTTTTGGTAAGTTAAATGCCCAATTGTAGAACTCAGGTTGCCAAGGAGATCCCCAAATTTTAATCTCAGGCCCATCACCATCTTGGATAGTTATTAACTCATCTTGGATGTAGTCAATAGTTTTGTATCCTGTTAAGATACCTTTGACTTTCTCAACGTTGTTTTGAAAACCCCAATCGTGATTACCCGCAATAAATACTTTGTGATCGTAAGTTACGATTTTGTCATACCAACCCGCAAACTGAGTGATCTCGTGTTCGTAACCCATAGAGCTTATGTCACCTGCGTGTAACAACAAATCACCACCAGGTAAATCGTGGTGTACGTGTTTGTGTTTTCCGTGAGTATCTGATATAATTGTTAATTTCATAATACAAATATACTAATTTTTTTTCAATCTAACCTCAATATAAAAATTAAAACATAAAAATGTTCCCATACCAATTAAATGGTTATCGTGAACTCCAAAGGTAAGTCCAAGACCAACACCCTTAAATGTATCCACAAAAAATTCAATTCTTCTATTACTCATAACTTAATCCACTTATTATCATAGTTTAATGTAAATGAACCAATGTGTTCTCTACTCCATTGGTTCGGTTCTATTAAAGATAAAAACGTATTACCGTTTTGTCCATAGTATAAATGATATGTTTCACCAACTACTGGTTCAAAGTTGAATTTTGATCTGTAAACGGTATCATTCCACTTAAAGTCTTCCACCAATTTTTCATACTCTTTCTTTAAAGATTCGTATCTATTTGAAAACTCTTTATTGACTTTTATAATCTTAGAGTTCTTCCAATTTTCCACATCGTCAGGTCTAATGACTGGCGCACCTATGTTTGACCCATACGGTAACAATCCAGGATTATCCGCAACATTATCAGGTTTATCACTCATTACAAAGTTTCTAACTTATCTTTAATTTTTTGAATAAGGTTTTCGTCTGTGATTACTTCGCTACGTAAGATCTCATTTAATAAGTTTTCAGTTTCTAATTTCCCTTTAACCTTAACTCTATGAGTTGCATTTAACTCAACCTCATGTAAACGATAAGCAACCTCATCAACTTTTTTAAGTTTATTGATATACTTTTCAATACGTTGATCTAACTTACGTCTTCTATCCATATTGGTTACGGTTGGGATTGCTTTATATAATTCATCCAAACGACCTTTAAGGTATTGAATCTCCCCGAACTTAAGTATGTCTTGATCTGTCATATTATTTAGTATGAATTGGGTTTACACAATTACCTTTATGTGAACCCCAAGCGCTTTGCCCATAACCTACTCTAATGTATTCACAACCTCCATATGTGTATTCTGTTACATTTTTGTGACGATCATCAGATTTCTGTCTTAATCCAATAGGTTCTTCTATTTGTTGGACGTTTTGATTACCACACGAAAATAAAAATAGTGTGATAATAATTAAAATAATTGTTTTCATTGTTCTATTGTTTTATTTATTATCACTCCAAATCCACCCTAAAAATATTTTCATACAAGATCTATGTAACCAATTTGGTTTTTCATCAAAATATATGTTGAATTTTTTAGGTCCCCCGATTGAATATTTCCCAACCGATTTATACATTTTAACTCCATGTACGTACGGTTTCTCAGAATTCACAACATGGTGTAAATCTTTATCTTCCTCGGAAAAAACGTTTTCAGTTATTTCTTTCTTTTTTCTAGGTTTATAATTCCTTTTTTTTGGTTTGTTTTCGACCACAGGTTTCCCTTGATTAACGGTCTCTTTTAATATAATTTTTTCTGTCATAACATAATTATAATTGTTTATTTTTTATCTGTAAATCATTTATTAAGATTCTTTGCGATAATCCCTCCAACTTACCCAAAATCCAATACCAACAATAATATTCATACCAAACGATGCTATTATTTCATATATGTCCTCATATACATTCATTGTTAAATGGATATGACCTACCATCCAAAAAGGGATTGATAGGTTCTGTGATATCCATAGTAAAAGATACTTTATAAATCTCATTTCTTAATATTCAAAACTTCTTTTTGATAGTATTCGTCAAACCCATCCAAGTAGTTTGTAATTGTTTTACTTTTATCGGTCCCAATTACCTCATCGATAAGTCCGAACTCTTTTGCTTCGTCTGAATTATACCACGCATCTCTTTCAGAAAAATCTAAAACCTCCTGAAATGTTTTACCACAATTCTCAGCTAAGATTTTAAATAATACATAGTTGTACTTCTCACCTTCCATTTGGTCTATACGAGTGTCTTGGATGTTTCCTCTCGTTCCGTGACTAACTTGGTGCGTCATTACCTTTGAATGTATTAAAGAAGATCTTTTACCTTTTGTTCCTGACGATAATAAAACTGAACCCATTGATGCACACATTCCCAAGTTTGTGGTTACGATGTCCGAACTCACATAGTTCATCAAATCTACAATACCAAGTCCACACATAACAGATCCACCTGGACTATTGATGTATAATGTAATATCTTTCTTCTCAACTGAATCCAAGAACAATAATTGTGCTTGTACAATGTCCGACATTCTTTGATCAACAGGTCCTGATAACCATAAGATACGATCTCTCATGAGTCTCGAAAAAATATCAATTTGTGTTGCTCTTAATTCTCTTTCCTCCAAAATGTATGGTGTTAATGACGCTTCAAACTGATCTAATGCCATTGAACTGATTCCTTCGCTTTTTGCAAAACTTTTAAACTCTTTTCCGTAATTCATAATTTAATCTATTACATCGGTCAAATACTGACCTTTACCTAATTTAACTTTATATAAAGTTTGACCTTTTGGTGCTTCCATTTGGTCCATCTCGTCCATCCAATTATCCCAATTTTTTTCCAATAAGTCAACAAACGCATCGTTGTTTCCTCTATCTTTATATCTTTGGATGTACTCATCTTTAATCTCTCTGTTCGGATAAACTAATACAAATGGAATACCTTTTTTAAGAAGTGCGTCTCTTACATCTTTATGTGATGACACTAATATCTTATCTACCTTTGGGTCTTGGACATTTCTTTCAATGTGATCAATGTAATTGTCAGGAAAATGTTTCTTGTCAAATTTTGAGCTATCACTATCCAATACATTTCTATCTGTTGTATTGAAGTAAGTTGTTTTCCCTACACCGGGGAATGCTGAATATACTTTTGTTGTCATAATTTAATAAATTTTTATTGTTGGGTATTCTATAATTTCAACAAATCTTTTATCTACTTCGTAGTATTCTTCTAAAACCTTTTCAAGTAGTTCTTCTTTAGTCACCGCAGAATATTTATAAGTCACACTACCATAACCCATGTTAATGGTATATGTAATGTCTTTCCATCCAAACCACCCTCTTCTTTGGATGGTGTAATTGTACTTGTCTTTATACTTAATAAATCTAATCTTGATTGTTTTCATTAGTTGATTGTTTTATTTTAAAATATTCTTTTATGTTGTCATCAAGGGGTTTATTAATATCATCCAATAGATCAGCAATCATTCTTAATGAATGTGATGTCCAAAATCCATTTTTCTGTACTGTATGATCAAAATAATAATACCCATCAACATCCATTATTAAATAACCGATAAGTTTATTACCAAATAAAACTCTTTGGTGATGATCATTTATTATTTCAGTTTTTAATTCAACCATAATTTAATTTGATAAAGGTGCTTTAATTGTTTCGTGTGATTGGTACTTTTCAAGTGTAAAATCGGTTGGTTCGTAACACTCCCAATTATCCTTCATACATAAGTAATCAGGTATTTCCCCTAATTTAGGTAATGGATATGACTCTCGTGTAATTTGTTCTTTTGCTTGTTCGATATGGTTTGAATATAGGTGAACATCACCTAAATTACCAATCAATTCATCAGGAACCATATTTACTTCTCGTGCGATGATTTCTAATAGTAATCCATAAGAGGCAATGTTGAATGGTAAACCTAAGAATGTATCTACTGAACGTTGATTCCACATTAAAGAGATTGCTCTGGTTGGTAAATTATTTTCTTTCCATAACCTATCTCTACCTTCTTTTGTTAAAGGGTCCAATCCGTAAGGTTGTAACAATAGTCCTCTCTCACCTTCACTCAACTCTCTTGTATAAACTTGAAACCCATAATGACAAGGTGGAAGTACCATTTGGTCTAATTCTCCAACATTCCAAGCATTAACCATTAATCGTCTTGAGTCTGGGTTTGTTTTAAGGTCGTTGATTAGGTTTTGGATTTGGTCTATATTACCCGATTGATAGAAACTTCCCGTATTATTTAAAGGTTTATATGTTAACCAATTTCTCCATTGCGCACCATAAATTGGACCTAACTCACCCCACTTTTTAGCAAACTCATCATCAGTTTTGATTTTGTTGATGAATTCTTCTTGTGTAAAAGAACGCTTTACTTGTTCATCCTCATAAAATTCGTGACCATCTTTATATGCGGTACAGTAATTCTTATACGCATCACCATCCCAAATATGACAATTGTTATCAACAAGGAACTTGATGTTTGTATCACCACGAAGGAACCATAATAACTCGGTCACCATAGTTTTCCAAGCCATCTTCTTGGTTGTAAGTAATGGAAATCCATCTTGCATGTTATGACGAATGGTATAACCAAAAATACTTTTGGTTCCTGTACCTGTCCTGTCTTGTTTTTCAACTCCGTAATCTAAAATATCTTGGAGTAATTCTTGGTATTTTTTATCTAAATTATTCATAATGTCCCAATTTTGTTTTTATTTAATAACTCCCAACCTTCCTCCCAAATGTGTGATCCGTACATATAAGGATGTTCAATAACATCTTCAAGAAATTCCTCAAGTTCTTTTATTCTGTTATCCTTTTCTTCTTCGGTCATCATCATACTGTATGTTCAATTTGCACTCTAACACAATTCTGAGGCATTCTATTTAAGTGTCTGTAATTGTTGATGTAACCCATCATATTACCACTACCAACGGCATTTGCTGAGTGAACCACAACTTCCACCACAGGTTTACCATCTAACCATTGGTTAACCAACCATTTGGTACAATCCATACCGGTTTTCTCGGTAATGTTATCGTAATTGATTGTATAGTTTTTCACAACACCGTAGTGCCATTCTGCCATCGCACTGTCACCTAAGTCGTGATCTAACGATATTAATTCAATGTTCTCCATACCAATTGAGTTTATCTTTTGAACAAACTCATCGTAAGAACGAACAACGATCCAACTTGGATCCACTGGCGTACGAACATCATCTAAATATATTTTTACTTTACCCATATCACAAATATAACTCTATTTTTTTATTAATCCTAATTCTATCCTATATTGCCTAATCTTAACTCTTGTCTCCTGATATTCATCACCATTACTTGCTTGATGACCGTTCATAACTGCCTCCGTTATTTTTAATTCATTATCCAAAATGTAAGACAACTTTTCCTGATCCGTTAGTTCACAAGGTGTGACCTCAGTTCTAATGTAAGTTCGAACCATCTCTTTAATATTAAGGATCTGTTTGGTAGGATTAGTTTTCATATTATAACTCATAATGGAAGAATCATAAATATACTTACATAATTGATGTAGTTTATCCATTTCCATTATAATAATTCAAATTCTTTTTTTACTAACTCTATTTCACTATTTAACCTGTCAAGTTCTTTGGAAACCATCTCTTTAATAAGTTCTTCGTTATAAACACTTACCTCTCCTTTTCTATTGAATGCTCCTTGATAATTAAATCCAATTGTAACACCCAAACCACAAGATTTAAGTGCGGATTCTAATTTATATTTTTGTCTTTCCAATCTATCAAGATCTTCTTTAACTTTTTTTGCTTGTTCAAATTTATCTATTTCCATTTTTATATTTTTTTACCGTATTTAATTGCGTCATTAAGATAATCATTAAAAGGTTTTGTTCTATCTTGCTTTCCGAAATAATAGTTACCCCAATCTCTATTACCATCTTGTGCTGGTAATGGTTGGACTTCTTTAACTCCATTTTTAATCACACCACCGATTCTACCTTTATGGTGATACACATCTTCACAGGTTTCTTTTACACCATACTCTATTGTGTTTTCAATAATACTTTCAGCATTTACCCACTCATCCATTGGTTTGGTGTCCTTCACCCCATTTTCAATAGTTTTTTTGGCCTTGTGATTTTGTCTGTAGGAAGTTATCAATCCTTTATTTGATCTGATTTCCTTCACCCCATTTTGAATAATGTCATCAACACCCCACTTAGCAGTACGCCGTAGTGTACTAATAGTCTCTTTTACCCCATTTTGAATGGTGTCTTCAACCCTCAATGGTTTTCCCGCAGTACTTAAAGTTTCCTTCACACCATTTTGAATTATTTCTTCAACTTGCCAATCAGCATATTGTGTCATTGGGGAAATATCTCTCACCCCATTTTCAATGGTATCTTCAACGTCAATATGAAATGGTTGTTGATCCCCTTGGGTGTGTTTCACCCCATTTTGGATGGTGTCTTCAACGGCTTGGTTGCTATCAATTGCGTGATTAAAAGTGGCCCACACCTTTGGTTTATTCAAAAATCTTGATTCAAACCATTCAGTTACATATTTTTGATTTTCCGAAATATCTAAAGAAATTGCCTTAAATAAATTTTTAAATAAATTGTAGTTATACCACAATATTTTATCTTTGGTAAATTCAATTGCCCATTTTAATTCTTCAGTTTTAATTAACCAAAGAGATCCATTATGATTATAAACATCCATACCATCGATGACATCATCAATAATCTCAAATAAAAATTCTTTTCTTTTTAATTCTTTATAATTCATCATCTAAACTTTTTGGGTAATACAATAATGTTGGGTTCTTCTTTTGAATGTCAATGTCCGGATGTTTTTCACTAAATGTTTTAACATCAAATCTACCTGTTATTAAATGATACCCATTCTTAGTTGGTATTACCATTTCAACTTTTGGCCCTTCAGGTCTGAGATAGTTTATAAATTGTGTCACTTCAGTAACCGCATGATAGTCGGTCGTATCGATATCAACAATCCAACGTTTCTCTTGTGTTTTAACTTGTCCCACAACAGAATCAAATAAACCTTTTTGTTTATGATTACCGTCTTGTATTCTTTTAGCAAGATCAACCATCATATTCAATGACACGTCCGTATGATTTTGTTTTTGAACGTGGATATAAGCACGAGCCTTAAACATCTCACAAAGTTGTTTAATCTCATCATACCTACGATCCAAGTGTTCAATGGATTCAATACAATATGATTTAATTGTTCTAACTGACTGGTGATTATCTCTTTCCCCTTCAGGTTGGTCCTTCTTTCGTTTAAAAACGTAAAGCATATAAAAGTCACCTTTGTTTTCAAAGTTAAGTAATCCTTTTATTTGTTCTATGTTATCAATCATTATTATGTTTTTATAAATAATATTTTTAATACCAACATATATTAGTATTGAGGATTTTGTTCCTCATATAACATATCTCTTAACATTTTGTTCTCCTCAACCAATAACTCACACTTCTTAGCATCTTTCAACATTGAGTAAGACATCATTGACCCGAATACACATCCGATTACAATCCCAATAACAATAGCAATTTTATCAATCTTATTTTCCATTTTATATAATTTTTATTTATTTTTCATTAATTCATCTCGTTTAAAACTTAACTCTAAATCTAAAGAAGCCCTAACAGACCAAACCAAATTACGATCAACTTTATTACGATCCATTTGTTTTTCAAAATTGCGGACTAAAATTCTTGCGGCAAAAGTTTGTTGATATGTCTCACAAGAGTCAATTACTTTTCTTACCCATTTCTCTACGTCTCCGTAATGTCTACTTCTATTTTCCATAACTTAATCTTCAAATAAATTTTCCAAATAATGACACATATCTCCAAGCGGATGTCCGTGTCCTTCTACAAATCCTAGACTATCTAAGAAATGATTATTCTCTTTTTTATACATCTCAAACATACGACTACCTGTCATCTTTGAGTATTGTACGTTAGCAATACGATCACACAACTTAACAAAGACAGCTCCTGGTGTATTTCTAATACCTTCGTAATATTTGTCGTTTGCTCGTTCCTTACGGTTCTTACCTTTTTCATTAGTAAGAGCGTAGATGATATCAGCGGCTTCTTGACCCAAATGATTCTTCACATCATTGTATGATACACGAGTGTCCTCAATCAAATCGTGACCCCAAGCCGCCATAAGCACTGATCCTCTAAATGAAGTTTCCCCATCATTTCTATCTGGTACAGATTCAATAAATTCCTGTGCGTTGTTTGAAACCATTCTTAAATGGAACTCATATGGAAGATACGTATCATATTGATGATTCGTACTTTTGTGTTGTTCTAAAATCCAATCTATCTTACTCATATCACAAATATAATAATTTTTATTGTTCGTTAGTAGGTTTTAACCACATTAATTTATTCTCAAATATATATCTCTTTAAAGTTGGGTAGTCATTCAACATATCTAACGTACCCATCGTATCGTGTTTGAAGCACTTATATAATTCTTCACGGATCCTATCTGTTGATACTACACTCATCTTATTTTCATAATCATAGTTGTTGATGTAGTAATCTAAAAATTTTAAACTGAACCCTTTTGTGATTGCAAATCTTACCGCCCTTAAAACACGAAGTGGATCATCATTAAATGTTTGCTCAGGTGGTAGTGGAGTTATAAGAACCATTCGTTTTAAATCATTCATTCCATCAAATAAATCAATGATCTTACCATCATCCCCTTTAGCCATTGCATTGACGGTAAAGTCTCTACGTTCTAAATCGTCTTTAAGGGTTCCTGGTATAACGATCGGAGTTCTTGTTCCTTCCACGTACCCAATCTCTTTACGAGCCATTACGAAGTCTGCAACTCCCTGATACTTGTGATCCTTCGGGAACTTTGCTCTGATGGTAAAACAATCAGGTGTTGATAGGAATATCTCAAACTTTTCATTTAAAAGAAATGTCTCCAATACCACAAACATTTCGTGAGCACTTTTATACTTTTCCAATAAGGATTCGCTTGGGACCGCAACATAGTCCACATCCTTGGATTGAAGACCTAAAATCTCATCCCTAATTTTACCCCCGACTTCATAGAATTTAAACATATTACAAATATAGTATTTTTTTTCTAAATAAAAAACCCCAACCTAAAAAAGACTGGGGTTAGTGTTAAATTTCTAAAATAAGTAAGTCCTTTATATCTTCACACCAACAATGTATGGTACTACTAGAGTTTTTTAAATTGTTACCATATAATTGTTTTAATGTTGTCATTTCATCGTAAGCATCATTAGTTAAAGCATCCCAGAAATCAAAATATATATAATCAAATTTTTGTGTTGGTATTAAAGTGTGGTATTGGAAAACATCACCTTTAACAATTGTAACCTTATTTAAAGAATCGTTTTCTTTTAATATACCACCAATGTAATCTATAATATCCTGATCAATCTCAAGAATGGTTATAGAATTAATATTAATATCATTTAATAAAGGATACACTATTAAACCAATACCTAAACCAACTATTAATACATCACCATTAACGTTATCTAAAAAATTTTTATTTGTTACCATTTCAAATGGTCCACTATCCATTACATATTCATTTTGATTTCTTCTAAGAGTGTATTGTGTTGGAAACTCATTAACAAAATTACCCTTCCCATAGAAGTTTATTATATTCTGAGCCGACACCATTTTACCGGTAGTTTGTATTAAATTGTATTTACCGAAATTAATCTCAGTGGGATAATAAGATGATAAGTCCACGTAGTTTCTCATATAGTTGTTTTTTATATAAATACAAATTTTAAAATAAAAAACCCCAACCTAAGATTGGGGTTTCTACTAAAATAAGTTTGATTATTTAATAATAACCATGTTTGTGTTTGAAATTGGTACTCTTAAGACAGGAATAACTGTGGTAGATTCCTCATCCATTTTTTTCATGACTTCATAATACCCTTGTTCAATTTTCACTGTCGGTACATTTTCAAAATATTCAATAGTATTAGATCCTTCTCTACGACCATCCAACAATTGAACCGTTTTTGTTCTCGTATTAAAAACTAATGTCTGCATATTAATTAGTTTTTATTTAAGTTCAAAAACATTCCACTACTACCTGCCATTGTTGTTGGTAATTTCCCATCCCAAGCCTGTGCTTTCAAATACTCAATATACATTGGAGTAATCTGATTTTGTTTAATCTTGATTGCTTGTGCCGCAGCATAAGCATTAATGATCATTTCCGCAGAGTCAGCTCGAGCCACCGCAACTTTACGTTTACCTTCAGCAATTGCAGTTAACGCTTGTTGTTCAGAAGCCTCAGCTTGTTGGATCGCCTTTGTTTTAGCAATAATAGATTCCTGTAACGCTTCAGGTGGTGTGATGTTGGTACGTAATTGTGATACGTTAAACCATTTAGATAACCTCACATTACACTCAGCAACGATTGATGCTTCAAATGCTTGTCTGTGTCCAAAGATACTATCAACTTCCCAAGTGTTAGCCACGTCATTCACGGCTCCGATGATCGCGTTTTTCAACCATCCTTGTTCAACTTGTTTTACATCCAATCGTAAATTCACGAACATATCTCCAATATTTGCCTCTTTCAAAGAGTAGTTAAATGTTGGTTTAATAGTTGCTGGGAATCCACCTTTTGTAATTACTTGTTGGTCATCATACTCAATGTGTTGTTGGAACGTAGGAAACTCTAACATTTGTTCTGTCCAAGTATTATAAACCACCCATCCTGTTTTGTACTGGTAGTTTGTTACCCCACGTTGAGATCCAACCAAACTAACTTTTAATCCTTTGTACCCACTATCCACTTTCTCAAGGGCAAATGGTTGGATCATTGATAAAATTAAACTGAACACAAAAACCCCGATAGGTTTGATTAACCAACTTGTTTGAAATGTTTCTCTGTTGTCTCCCCATCGGTCTGCTTCAACTTTAAACATAGTTCCTCGTGTTTTTAATGCAATGAGGATTGCCGCAATTAAACCTGTAATAAAAATTAATGTACTAATCATTTTCTTCTTCTTTTTTTATAATATTATAAACTAAATTAATTATTAGCTTTAATGTGAAAACCGTGTAAGCTAAAGCTACTAATACCGCCACGATTTGGATTACTGAATTTATTTCTCTGTTTATAACATATTCAAAAAATGTGTTTATAACTATCAAATAAATCATTGTTAGTATGATGACTCCCCATGTTCCTAACCTTTCTACTTTAAACATCTACTTCATTTATCTTTTATTGTATTACGTAATTCAAAATATACAAAACTATTGCGACAGTTCCAAGTAAACCAACCAATATTATTTCTAAATCTTTCTCTTTCATTT